GATAGGACAGTGCCTGCGGCGTGGCGGAGGGCGTTTGAGGGCGTGGCAGTGGACAAATCGTCCCAAACCAGGACACCACACTGACTAGGGGGGAAATTAGTCATTGACTCCCCTCGACTGACGCGATATGATGCACGCATGAACCTCAACGACGATATTGCACGCCAAACGATGCGCGACATGATGCTCGCAACTACGACATACGACGATCATTCGCTCGATTACAACGATGACGACTTCGACGCATCATCTGCCGATGACGACGAATTCGCCCTGATCGACGCATGCGAACGCGAACTGCGCAACGACTACCAAACGCTCATCGCTGACCCCGCACGACGCGACGAACTGACCGATATCGCTCTTTCGCTCTCACTTTGCCCAATGCACCTATGCGACTACGCCATCTGCTTCGACGATCGAAACGCCGAATGCGCCCCGATTCGACTGATTCACCCCTCGCACGACACCTGACCCAAACGCACCGAACGACCCCCTTCACGACGAAGGGGGAAATTCGGACGTTTTGCTTGCCACAACCCATACCACGACAAAGAGGATTTGTCCGAAACGCGGAGCGGGTTGCGGTCGAAAGTTTTGCCCCCTCAAACTTCAACTTTTTCCTATCCAAAACCCTCGACCCTGCGATATGATGCATCCATGACCCACAACACATCATCCCTGACCTCCCCCACCGACCTTGCCGCGCATTTCGCATCGCTGATCCTCGATCTCGACAAAATGCTTGCCAACGCCCAAATCGCCCTAACCGACGATCATGCCGAACTCACCCAAACCAACCTTGCACGATACATTTCATCCGATGAACTCGAATCCGCTTGCTCACGCATTGATTCCCCATACTACACCCCCTCCTGCGAATCCTCATTCTCTGACATAATGATTACCGACTTCCTCTTCGCCCATCTCATCATGAACCGCACAAACTGCACATACCGCGACATCTGCTACTACTACTGACAAACTGCCCAACCTCCCCGAGGGGGAGGAAAGGGGTGTATCGTGGAGAATCGGACAAATCCGGAATACCACGAGATCTTCCGAACCGCCACCACTGACTACCACATCTAACTAGGGAAATATAGTCCTTGACACTGCGCGACGCCATGATAAGATTGCTGCATGAACCAAAACATCATCCCCGCAATCACTGCATTCCTCGAATCAGGAAAGGAAGATGAATTCCCCAAGATCGCCAATCTCCTCGATCGAGACGATCGCCGCGATTTCCTCGCTGCACGCGATGCGCTCCAAAAGGATCAATGCCCCGATTGCTCCACACCGCTAGATCATGGGACATGGATCCCAACGATGACATCATGCTACGAATGCCTTGACTGCGACTTTTCGATCGAATACCAAGAAAACTAAGGAAATCCCGCAATGCTCCCGAAAGGGGGCAAAGCGGTGTGTATCGGACATTCCCCGACTTTGTGATCGTGAGCACATTCACAAACTCCGCCACCGTGGAATCGGACAAATCCGGAATTCCCCCCGTCGGCCGCTACGCTGAGTAACAGCAGCCCCATGAGTGGTCACCCCCGAACGGGGGTCGAGGGCCTTAGGGACCGATCTAGGGGGCAATGACGGCATCGCATTGCGGCATGATCGGCGCGGTAAATCCGCTCAACCTGCCCAACCCGGACAAAAGCACTTTGTCACACTGACTAGGTGTGTGGTAGTGCGGAATGACTAGGCAAATATAGTCCTTGACCATGCGATGCCCCCATGCGATGATGATGGCATCAACAGGGGGAAATGCCCCCGAACGATGAAAGGGATAAATCACATGGCAACGATCACGCCGAAGGAATTCGCTCAGAAGGTGCAAAGCGACCCCCGCACCGTCCGCAAGTTCTTCCGATCGCTCGATCAGGTCGAATCGCCCGGAAAGGGCGGTCGCTACGCGATCGAGGCGAAGCAGGTGAAGTCGCTCACCACGAAGTTCAACGCCTGGAACGAGGCGAAGAACGCGAAGAAGGACGAAGCGACCGAGTAACCCTCAACCGCTCAAACAAACAGGAACCCCCCGAAAGGGGGGTTTCTCATCGTGTATCCACATATACCACGACAAAGGGGATTTGTCCGAATCCTCCACGCAATCTCCCGAGTTGAGCATGTTGGGGAAATCCTTGACTTCCCCCTCGCCAACGCGCATGATGGATGCATGACCGAAACCCGCACCGCCGAAACCCTCGCCGACCGATACCTCGCCCTTTGGGCAAAAGTCGACAAGTCGCTCGAATCGCCCCGAAACGCATGGGACACGAAGATTGACCTCGCACCCATCCGAATCACCCATAAGGGATAAGGAAGAAATGCAAAAAAACCTCGACCAACACCTTGACAATGATGCCGGGGTGCCTTATGATGCCCCTATGAACCTCACCGAACGCGCCAACGCAATGAAGATTCGCAACACGCAGGCAAAGCGCTCCATCCAAACGAAGCGCTCACGCGACGCGAAGTCCCTCTCATCCATCAAGGGGATCAAGCACGCGAAGTTCCCCACCTACTACAAGTACGGATGATGATCTCACCAACCAAGGAAAGGGATAAATCAGACATGCGACTCAACTCCACCCACAACGACCGACCGCTCTCCATGCGGGCAAGGATCTCGATCGGGGTCATTCTGACCATCCTGCTCATCCTGCTCACCACAACCCACAAGGGACCAACCGGCGATATCCCCGAACGACGCATCAAGGAGACGATGTGCTCCGCCGAGGATGAGGTGCTGGTAGTGCTCGAGGGGGACGCCTACGACATGAAGGGAGGATCCACGCACTGCATCCACATCGACGCATTCCACCAGTAAAGGGAGGGAGGGGGGCAACTCGCCCTCTCCTCCTCGTGTGTGTGTGGAATCGGACAAAAGGAAGATGGGGTACAACTGGGATTTGGGCGATTTGTCCGTGTGTGAAGGGAGTTGAGGGCATGCGCAGCATGCGATATCGAGGGATGCCGTGAGAGGCGCCATGATGGGCGAGGAGGAGGAACTGATGCGCATCCGCTGAGACCCACGCACCGAGGGGAGGCCGCCTGCGGGCGGTCTACCTCTGTGTGGGACCACACCCTGCCACAAATCCTCTTCAGGAGACAAAGTGCTTTTGTCCGAAGGAGCTCAACGGGAAGGCGGACCTTGACCTGAGGTCTCGGGCATGGTAGAGTACCTACATGCCCACCAACCTCTGCCTGCGCCACGAATTCTGCCACGACTCCGCTATGCCGGGCGACGTCTTCTGCGCTCGCCACCGCCGGGACGAGGACCTCGAGCTCGCTCGACAGGCCGAGGAGACTGACCTCGAAGCCCAACGCCTCGAGTACGACATCTACGCCGGGCACCCTGACCCGGACGACTGGTAGAGGAGGTGATTGCACCATGAGACGCCGCCTGATCGCCGCAACCCTCGCCTTGGTATGTCTGTCCTGTGCCGGGGCCTGCCAGCCCAAGGACGAGATCTCCAAGCGAGGTGAGAGGATCTTCTGCGCTGCCTACGTAGGCAATGACTGCGTAGGGAAGGATCCTGCACCTCAGCCTTGACACCTGGTGATTTGCCATGAGGGGCTCCCATGCACACACAGGGGGCCCTTAGTGGTGTGTATACAGAGTGTTGTAGGTGGGCGCGTAAGGATCCAATTTTTTTCTACAGGACAGACATTGATGAGGGCGGTTGCTTCGAACAGGGCGTCGTATACAGCTCTTCTGACCGCCCTTGAAGGTAGGTAGTATAGGTTGGAATTTTTTTTTCCTTTTCTCTCCCACCTGCCCTTGACCCATGCACTCTGATGGGGTATGATGTTGACATGAACCGCATCTGCTACTTGATTCGCCAATCCATCCTGCTTGGGGTAGGTATCTCCGCTCTTGACCTTCTTTACCCTTCCGGCCTTCCTATCCGCCTTCTCTACTATTGGGTATGAACTACTGAATGTCCGATCTTGACTGAGTATGTTCTTCTTCTTACAACTCTTCTTCCTTTCTTTGATTTACTACTGAGGATACTTCTTTCTTCTCTTCTTCTTTCTTTTCTTTAGTTTGTTCTTTGTGTGTGTGTGTTTTCTCTTTGTCTGCTTTGTGTCTTGGACAACGAATTGTCCTGAACCCCCCCCGTCCCTAAAGAGTACCAACTCGTGGTATACGGGATGCACCGTTCTACGTGCGATTCTAGACCAACCTTTGAACAAAGTGAACCACGTACTCCACCTCCAAGATCCAGGCTCCCGGCCGAAGCAAGTTCTGATGCATCCTATAGATCACCTACGGGTTACAGCTCCTTGCTTCAGCAAAGCTGGTCTGATAATATGCTATGTACCTACTAAGAAAGGGTCCCATGAGCTGGCAACAAGTAATCCTCATCATCCTCTTCTGCTTCGCCGGTGTCTCGACTGTCTCAAAGATCGGTGAACCTCGCAAACCCATCGCCCCCAACGAGGCAGTCATCGTCCTGCTCCTCGATGCCATCCTGATCCTGCTAGTAGCAACTATCTAGAGGGTTGGGTGTGGCGCGTTGAGATAGCCACGTCATAAATACTGCTCGCTACTGTCCCCCTCTTAGTTGAGACTAGAGCATCCGGTATAAGTTTGTTGACGGAATAGTTTCCCCTGCGATATGATGCCTCGTAATCATCAATCAACCAGCGGGGCATACCCCCGCCCCACAAGAAAGGTGAACATGGACGACGCACAGAAGGCCGAATACCGAGCTGCTCGCAACAAGGAGATCGAGGCCGAGAACAAGATCCTCGATGCAGTGGCCGAGGCGGTGAAGGGGAGCAAGTGGGAAGTTCCCAACGGGGTGATGACTGAGGTGCTGGTCGTGATGACCTCCGTCGACGACGATGGGGACTACTGCACCGTCTGGGTCAACAAGGGGAGCTGGTGCACGGCCGAAGGCATGGCCCGCCGGGTCTTGAGGGACGTCGATGCCCGGCATCAGATGGGCATCGCATCGGACGACGACTGATGAGGTTCCCGCTCGTCCGACGTTCTCGCCTCACGGAGCTGGAGAAGCTCCAGGGGCTGTACCGGTGCCGCCGCTGCAAGAAGCTCATTCCACTGGGGTGGGCTCACGCCCGGGCCAATGGGGACCCTGACTGTCACGTGGTCTACAGGGGGAAGATCTGATGGAGCACGATGACCTCCTGCAGGACTGGCACCTGAAGAAGAAGTGGTGGTCCGGCTTTTCGTGGGGGGTCTTCTGGACCCTCCTGGTCGTCCTATTCCTGATGTGGCTGACATAGTGGTACTGCATCATCCAACGCCCAAGCGTGAGTCCCACACCTGCCACGCTCGAGGGTGCTCTGTTACCTGTCCTCCATACATGCTGATGTGCCGGCCTCACTGGCGCATGGTACCGCCGAAGATCCAGAACAAGGTGTACAAGCACTATCGCACCGGGCAGGAGCGAGACATGAAGGTGTCGGACAAGTGGCTGAAGTGGGCTCAGCGTGCGATCAACGCCGTAGCCGAGAAAGAGGCCGCATGAGTCGCATTACTTACGACGCACTGCCCTTGGCCGTACAGAGAGATTTGGCCAACCTGAGGGTCAGCATGGTACAGTACATGCCCGACATCAGAGGGGCTCAGATCACGATTGAGTATCTCCGAGATGAGAGTCCACCGACGATCGACGTGAAACCATGAGTCAACATCGCCCTGCTACTGCAGGAGAAGCTCTGCATTACTTAGACGAGAACTGCTTCGTTCCACACCCAGACAAGCCAAAGTGGAAGTGCAATCGTCCTCCATTCCACCATGGGGACCACATCTACCGGATCATCTCCGGATCAGGACACAGGGAGATCGCAAGATGGCCTCAGACCCCGACATCTGGCACGACATGGGGGACAGCGAGCTGGCCACCAAACTTCTTCAGCACTTTCCCCATATGAGCGATGTTGGCGCCGACATTGTCGTGCAACACGTACGCGGCGGTTGCGACAACTGTCAGGACTTTGTGAGGAGACATCTGGACAATGGATAGCTCCTCAAATGAGATGGACTCAGACATCCGTTCCTTGATCGAGGGTGACTCTGCGCCTCAGCATGGTCGCGTGTTGCCCGCTAAGCCCACACAAGCTCAGATGGTCAAGGCCTATGAGTGGGCCGAGAATCACAACGTTTCTGCGCATGGATTTGAGCGCAGGATGGTTCACGCGCAGCACTATTGGATTGAGGAGGTTCAGCAAGAACAAGCGGCACATCCGATCTCACCAGGTGAAGAGATGGTGGCTGCTCATCGCCAGATGCAGGCTTACCAATGGATCTTGGACCACCAGGAAGATCAACGCCGGCAAGCTATTGCTCGCCAACGCAAGGCAGAACTTGCTGCGGTCGCCGAGATGATTCGAGCTATGGGTGTTCCCTTTCAAGAGGCAGCAACAGCGTTTGCTTCTGTATTCAAAGACGCAAGCGATGCGATGATCGCTGCATTGCGCCCCCTCCTCGATCTCTTGGATGAAGGGGAAGATATCCCGCGTCAACAGGTTTGCCCCTCGCATGCATGCGCCATGAGGGGAGGGCGTTGCCCTCGATGTGACCGCAGAAGGCGATGAACCCCGGGAGGACAAGAAGGAACTTGTAATTTCTCCTGACGCGGTATTTGACAAGAGAGTTCGCCTGATGGTAAAGTTGGTATGCGGTCCCCGAGGCACCCGATTGAGGGTGTCTCTTTGGTGTCTGCACCTAACCCCTGACGTCGACTAAGGAGGTGAGGAGGGTGAGCAAGCAGGTGATGGACTTCACTGATGCGGACGTGCCTGAGTACAAGACCGGCACGAAGAAGGTGATGAGCAAGAAGCAGATCCGTGCGCGTGCTCGGCGGGCGGGTAAGATCCACAAGGAAGAGATGGAGAAGCTCTACAAGCCTCTCGAAGAGTGGGATGAAGAGGAGCTCGCTCGGGGTCGACCGAAGGCGAGCGATGGAACCTTCCGAGGTTCCTCTCCTCAGTGGATCACTCGAGAAATCCACGAAGCTGCCATGACGCGCTTCAAGGGGATCATCGAGGGCAAGATGCGTGGTGAGACGGTGGAGGCAATGAAGCTGATCCACAAGGTCCTCACCGACGAAGAGGTTGACGAGAAGGGCCGCCCGTTGGTGAGTGCGGGGACCAAGCTCGATGCAGCCAAGTTCTTGATCGAGCATGCAGTGGGCAAGCCGACGCAGCGAGTGGAGACCGATATCTCGGTCCGCTTGCAAGGACTTCTCGCCGTGGCCACCGTTGGTCCGGGCTCAATGCCCGAGCTGCCTGCTGGTGAGTTCGACTGGGATCTGGACTCGGAGGAAGCCGATGACGGCGACCAGTCCTGAGGAACGATGCTCGCTCTGCCCCAACAGCCGTGAGGCACACTCCGCCCTAAACCACCCTTTCACCCCTGCGGGCGGGTCGTTAGAGTTCCTCGGCAAGCGACGCGGGCAAGAAAAGAAGGACCAAGATCGACCACCTGCACCTGCTGCTGCCGCCGTCGGGCGGGGTCTCGGGGGGGACCCCGTCCTTCGGCTAGCGCTGGTCAACGCGGGTGTCATCACGCATGTGCAGCTCCTGGCTGCGGAACAGGAGCTAGAGGATGCTCGAATCAGTGGAACCCCCGTACTCGCCGGAACTCCGCAAGGTCGAGACGCAGAGGCTCGTCATGCCCGACTTGGCTACGGCCTTGGAGCGAGTGTTCGACCTGGGGATGGAAGGGGCACCTGAGGAGGTCTGCGGCCTCATTGTCAACGAGACCGAGGGTGTCCAGGTCATTCCGCTGAACAATCGGTCCGAGGATCCCTTCAACAGCTACGCGATCGACACCGAGACGCTCAGGACACTGGCTCTGAAGCCGAAGACCTGGGCACACGTTGCGGTCTACCACACCCACCCCCGAGGTCAGGTGGGGCCCTCCGCCCTTGACCTCGAACATCGGATCAGCTCAGTCAAGTACGTCGTCGTCACCATCCCCTCTGGAGAGGTGGTCTGGTTCTAATGGAAGTTGCCCAGGACAATTTGGACATCTACGACGCTGTTGCTGGCACCCGCTGGGAGCGTGTGGGTGAGTTCTTGGACGACCAGGACAACCCCATTGACCTGACCGGGTGGACCCTCCGAGGTCAGATTCGTGATGACGATGATGTGCTGCTGGATGAGTTCGACTTCCAGCTTCAGGCGGAACCCCATAAGTTCTTCTTCGGCTTCACGCCGACGGTGCAGTACCAGGGTGAATATGACATCGAGGCGGTCAATGGGGCCATTGTCGAGTACCTCTTCGGCGGGCGGGTCCGGGTACGGCGGGGGGTGACCCAACCTTGAACACGGTACTTGTCAGGGACAAGCGCGTCATCATCCGCCGCCCGGGCGTGCCAGGTAAGGACGGACAGGGCATCCCTGCTGGGGGTCTAGCTCAGCAAGTCTTGGTCAAGCTGGGGCCAGAGGACTACAACATAGGCTGGGCGACCCCAGCTAGCAGTGCTGCCCTGGTGACGTTCGCACCTGCCGCTGGCATTCAAGCCACGAACGTCCAAGCAGCCATCGAGGAACTCGTCACCGACGTGGGCATCGGCTACGTCACCTTGGGCACCGCCCAGACCATCGTCGGGAAGAAGACCTGGGAGGGTGCGACGACTGGCGCCGATGCGTTGGCTGCTCGGGTCGTCGGCGACACCCAGGACCGGTGGGTCCTCAACCACGACGGGTCGATGGAGTGGGGCTCGGGCTCCGGGGCCGCTACCAACACCCTGGGTCGCTCGGGTGCCGCCGTCATGGAATGGGGCGGGAACGTCCAGTTCAACCAGTACGTCGGCCACGGCATGACCCCCGGCTCGGGCTTCGGCATCCTCAACAACCTGGGCTCCGCCTACGGGGTCCTCACCCTGGCATCGGCGGCTACTGCCGTCCCGCTTGCCGCTCGTGGCGCCGCCTCCCAGACCGCCAACATCCAGCAATGGCAGAACAGCGCCGGGACGCCGCTGTCGTGGATCACCGCGGCCGGGAACCTGAACATCGCTGACGGCGTCGTGGTGTCGAACGTGGCGAGCGACAACGCTGCGATTCACACCTATTGGGGCCTGGTGCTCGGGGGCCACAATCGCTCCGCCGGGGCCCCCGCCGGGTACGGGAACACTGTGGCCCATGTGCTGGTCCCCATGTCAACGAACAGCCCCACCGCTCCTGGCCTGGTGGTCCGCCAGGCCCCCGCCGGGACCGCCAACTTGCAGGAGTGGCGGAACTCCGCCGGGACGCCACTGGTCAGCATCGCCGCTGCCGGTGTGGTTTCGATCGACGCCGGGAACGTCACCAACTCGGGTGGTCTGATCATCAGCAACCTCGGCGCTGGTTACACCGGGCTCAAGCTCCAAGGCCAGGGCTCTCGTCGCCTCGATATCACCGAGCTCAACGACACGTCGCAGGGGATCACGCTCACCACGGCCAACAACGGGTTCCAGATCTACAACACGGCAGTGGCAACGGCGTTCGGCACTCGGATCACCGGCAGTGACGCTGGTATCCCTCGCCTGGTCGTCAAGGGTGCCACCAGTCAGTCCGCCAGCCTCCAAGAGTGGCAGAACTCCGCCGGTACTGCGCTGGTCACCATCCAGGGTGGCGGTGCCCTGGTCTCCATGTTGGGGGTCTACGCCGGGAACTGGATCAGCCACATCGGCCTCGGGACGGGGTCGCCCAACAACTACTTCGGGTCTGCCGCTGCCGCTCATGTCCCCGTCGAGGTTCGGGGTGCTGCCAGCCAGACCGCCAACTTGCAGGAGTGGAAGAACTCGGCGGGCACAGTGCTGTCCAAGGTCCACTCTGACGGTCAGATCACCATCCCGGTCGGCTCGATCATCAACTACGGAGCCCAGTACATCTGGAACAGCTCGGGTCTGGTCTACGGTGTCACGTCCGGCAACGCCCACAAGTTCGAGATCAACAGTGCCCAGGTGGCGACGATCGCTGGTGGTGCGGCTGGTGTCAAACTGACGCTGAAGGGTGAGGCGTCACAGACCGCCAACCTCCAAGAATGGCAGACCTCGACGGGCGCCCTCCGTGGCGCTGTTAGTGAGACCGGGGCCATGTTCCAAGGCGTCATCACGGGCCAGGCGATCGGCGGTGGTTCGACTCACTTCTACTCGACGTTTGACAACGGCGGGATCATGGGCTCCACCATCCAGTGGAGGAACTACACCACCCCGAACGTCAACATCAACGCTGTTGCGGCTGGTCATGTAGCCTTCCAGATCCGGGGCGCCACCAGCCAGACTGCCGACCTACAGCAGTGGCAGGACAGTGGGGGCACCGTCTTGACGAAGGTTGCTGCCAACGGGGGCATGACCATCGCCAACTCTCTGGCCGTACCGTTCGTTCAGTTGAACAACGCTTCGGGGGCTTACTACCCGCAGACGGGTTCGTCCTATGCGCTGCTGAGCAACGCCAGCCCGAACACGCTGTTGCAGGCCGCCAACGCCGCTCACGTTCCTCTTGCCGTGAAGGGTGCCGCCGCACAAACCGCAGACCTGCAACGGTGGCAGGACTCCGCCGGGACCACCGTCGCCAACCTCCTGCCGTCCGGGGCGTTCACCCCTTTCTACATCTCCACGACATCGGGCGCTGCACAACTCGGTTACCCAGGGGCGAACCCGAACGTGTTGACCGCTTGGAGTGCGGCCGGTCCGGGGCTGATCGTGAAAGCCGCTGCCAGCCAGACCGCCGACATCCAGCAATGGCAGAACTCAGCGGCTGCCGTACTGGTCACCGTGGGCGCCAAGGGCTCCCTGTACGCCAGCACCTCCGACTCCACCTGGGTCGTTGCGCAGTTCCGAGGGGCTGCCAGCCACACCGCCGACCTGACCCAGTGGCAGAACTCCGCCGGGACAATGCGAGCCTCGATCACGGCGAATGGTACCCTTCGTACGCCAACTATCGAGCACACGAACAACTCTAACGCCTACATCGACGTTGCAACCGGCGGCGGCATCGGAATCGAGAACCGCACGACAGTCGGCAACGTTGTGTTCTCCGTCAAGGGTATGACCTCCCAATCAGGCAACTTGACGGAGTGGCGGGACTCAGCGGCCACGGTGCTGTTCGCCATCGACGCTGGAGGCTTCCCGAAGTGGACTGCCGCCAAGGCCCAAACCACCGTAGGTGCAGCCGGTGGTGCTTCCGCTCTTCCGGCCACACCCACCAAGTACCTTCAAGTCAAGGATTCTGCGGGAACAACTCTCATCATTCCGGCTTACGCAGCCGCCTAGAAAGGAAACCAAGATGGCAGTCACGAACGATCCTGACCTCCTCGAGCTCCGCAAGCAGCGGGCAGGACAGCTACTCGACCAGGCAGCGGAGAAGGACATCAACGCACGGATCATCCGGCACCGGGTGGACGACACCACCGACCCCTTCGAGGACGAGGCGGCAGCCGTCGATGCGATCACCGATGCAGCCGAGGCCTTGGCGAAGGCCGAGAGCGTTGCTGCCACTGCCGGCCTGTCCGGCAAGCCTCTCACCGATCTGAAGAAGGAGCGGCGGAAGGCGACCCGTGAGGCCCTGCGTGAGAACCTGAAGCGGTTCAAGCGTGACCGCAAGGTGCACCAGGACTTCATCGATAACCCGGACGCCTACGGCGGTCTCGACCTCGGCGGTTCGCCAATCGACGCTGACGTCCAGCGCAACCACGTTCTGTCGCTGGATGCCGCCATCGCCGAGATCGAAGCCGAGCTCGCCAAGCCGGAGGCCTAACCATGGCCAAGGGCCTCATCTCGGAGTTCAATGGGGAGGACGGGCGGTCGGGCCTTCCCAAGTTCAAGCCGAGGGCCGCCATGACGGCTGCTGAGAAGCTGCGCCTCGGCTACACAGTGGGGGTCGAAGACCCAGACCTCCCGCCCAACCCACGGGCATGGTCCGGCGAGACGCTGGAGGCACCACCAAAGGAGACCTGAGGTGAGTACAACGGAAGCTCCGAAGGTCCTGAGAAAGGACATCTACTTCCACGAAACCGGTTATGACCCCCACCTTGCTCAAGAGGTGGTGCACTACACGCCATCCAGGCACAAGGCGTTGTCCAACGGGCGGCGCTGGGGTAAGACTCTGCTTGGTGGCAAGGAAGCTGAAGTCTGCGCTTTCCTGAGGAACTTCCTCGGAGAGCCCATGAGAGGCTGGATCATCGGGCCTCAGTACTCGGACTGCGAGAAGGAGTTCCGAGTAGTCTACGACTCACTCAGAGCACTGGGTGTGGACCAGGTAAGCTCGAAGTTTCTTCGGAACGTCGAGAACGGCAACATGCACATCGCTACAAACTGGGGGTTTGACCTCCAGGCGAAGTCAGCCGCCCACCCCGAGACGCTGGTGGGTGAAGGCTTGGATTTCGTACTCCTCGTCGAGGCAGGACGCCTCAAGCGGAGTCAGTTCACCCAGTATGTCCGCCCTGCTCTCTCTGACAAGCGGGGCTGGTCGCTGATGACTGGAGTGCCGGAGATCGCCACCGATGTCTCGCTTTTGTACTGGGGTTACACCAGGGGGCAGGACTCAGAGCGCAAGCCCTGGAGGTCCTGGAAGATGCCCAGCTGGACCAACACGATCGTCTTCCCGGGCGGCCGTACTGACGACGAGATCCTTGAAGCTGAGGAAGATCTCACCGAGGATGAGTTCCGACGCCAGTACGGGGGGGAATTCGTAGAAAAGATCGGCCGAGTCATCCAGGAGTGGGACGACGACGTCCACTGGAAGACCGTGAAGTACAACCCCAAGCTGCCGCTCTACGCGGCGGTTGACTACGGCTACACGAATCCTTTTGTGTGGCTGTGGATCCAGGTCGACGAGTTCGATAACGTCTACGTCATTGAGGAGTTCTACCAGACTCTGAAGGACACTGACGACATCTGCAAGGACTACCTGAAAAACCACCCGCTGATCGACAAGCTGGTGGCATTCTACCCCGATCCTGCTGAGCCCGATGACACGGCAACGATCGTGAAGAACATCAGGAAGCCTGCCAGGTCCAACACTGGTGGAGAACTGAAGACGCGCCTCGCTTTGATCCGTACGCACATGAAGTGGCGGTATCCACACCTTGAGCCCGATCATCCGGATCAGGCGGCACGGCTCTTGGTTGATCGCTCGTGCACCAAGCTCGCCTGGGAGATCCGGGAGGGCTATCGCTGGCCCGAGCACAAGGCTGAGGCGAACCGCAGCGACAGCGAGCTGCCCATCGACAAGGACAACCACGGCCCTGAAGCACTGGGACGGTTCTTCAAGGGTTACTTCGACGTGAAGTCGGAGGGTAAGGGACGGACTCGGCAGAGCCGAGCAAACATGAGGAGGTGAGATGGCCAACGAGGCAGGAACAGTGACTCCGTACAGCACGGTGGCACCTTTCTTCACCGCTGAGCCGGGAGCGATTCCCGAAGAGCATCTTGAGCGGATCCAGGCGTACGAGACGTTCGAGCGCATCTACTGGTCGGTACCACGTACCTTCACCATCAGCATGCGAGGGACGAACGACAAGCCGATCTACATCCCGAATGCTCGGGCCATCGTCAACGAGACCACGCACTACCTCCTCAAGGGCCTAAGCATCACCTCAGTCCAAGAGGCTGAAGGAGGTGAGCCCAAGACCGGTGAAGGAACACTGGACTTCGCTCTCAAGCAGTTCATGAAGCGAGAGCGCTTCTTGGCCAAGTTCATGACGGCCAAGCTGTCTGGTGTCACTCGGGGTGACTGGATCATCCACCTCACTGCTGACCCTGACAAGCAGGAAGGTCAGCGACTGAGTGTCAACTCGGTGGACCCTGCGGCATACTTCCCTGAGTACGAGGACGATGACATCGACCGCGTTTCAGCAGTCAACCTCGTCGAGCACATCGTCGGAGGCGAGGACGGCAAGGACTACATCAAGCGGCTGAGGTACGAATACCAGGATCCTGAAGAAGAGGTCCAGGAGAACCGTACCGTCCTTCGTACGGAGCAGATCCTGGAGGTCCAGGACTGGTTCGACCCTAAGAAGGCTGCGGTCGTGCAAACGACTCTGCCCACCGAGGCGCTCGAGGATGGCATCACGACCATCCCGGTGTACCACTTCAAGAACATCGACTGGCAGGGCGACCCCTTCGGTCGCTCAGAGCTCACGGGCTTTGAGGCCTTGCAGTCCTCGATCAACCAGACCATCAGCGACGAAGAGCTTGCCTTGGCCCTCATGGGGCTCGGGGTTTACGCCACTGACGCGCCTACTCCCACCGATGACAATGGTGAGGAGCTTGGCTGGGAGCTGTCCCCGGGCATGGTAGAGGAGCTGCCGTCCGGGGCGTACTTCAAGAAGGTCGAGGGCATCAACACAGTCACCCCGAATCAGGACCACCTCAAGTTCCTGATTGAGTCGATGTACGAGGGGTCAGGCACCTTCCGTACTGGCTCCGTAGATGTGCAGCTCGCTGAGTCAGGTGTGGCCCTGGCTCTGAGGTTCTCGCCCACGATGGCGAAGCTCGAGTCTCGTGACCTGGACGGCACCAGCAAGCTGGAGCAGTTCTGGTATGACTGGAAGTTCTGGTACCGGGCGTACGAGGGCCAGGATTTCACCGAGCAAGAGATCGCAGTAGCGCTTGGTCAGAAGCTCCCCACGAACCGGGTTGAGGTACTGAACGAGCTCAACAACATGCTTGACCGCCAAGTCATCGACCGGGTGTTCTACCGGGAAGAGATGAAGGCCAAGCTTGGTTACGAGTTCCCTGATGACATGAGCGCACGCGTACTCAAGGAACAGGAGGAGCTT